CTTGGAACTTGAGCTCCGTAAGTATCTGGTGTACCTAATGTACCTTGTAGTCCTTCAAGAGTCATGTTTCTAATTCCACAGCCGTTTCTAACTTGGAACATGTCTTGGTCTTCTGAACCTTCTCTTGGTTTAACTGTAGTACTTCTTAATTCGTCTCCAACAATAGCAACACCTGCTGGTACTCTGATAGGAAGAATTTCTTCAAAAATTCCTGTGCTAACAAAAATTGTTGCTGGAGCTCTGTTAGCTTCGTCTCCTAAAATATATTGTGTAGCATACTTAATTGTTTTAAATGGGTTAGTTGCTGTTAATCCTGCACCTGAAATATCTTGTCCTGATCCTGCAACATAGTATACTTTAGGTATTGAACCTAATGCTTCCCAAGCATTGTCACCTGATACAACTTTTAATGCTTCACCTGGATTACCAATAGCACGTCTTACATGACTAGTTCCGTCATGTGTTCTTAAATCACCTTTGTATTGCATCACGTTACCGGTAGCACCTACAATGTGTTTTGTCCAGTAACTGTTTGTTGTGTCTAGTGCTGGTTCAACTAATGATGAATCATCAGCTTCGTGTGCTTGTACACACTTCCATGTTTGTCCTGCTTGAACAACTATATCACCTAATACATAATCTTTAGTTACGACCCATTCGCCTTGGTATCCAACACCAGTAATTACCAACTGCCAATACATTGAGTATCCGCCGTTTGCACTTCTAGTTTCACCTGGATCGTAATAACCTTGGCTTTCAACTGATAATGCATCTGGTTTTTCATTAACACTATCTTGTACAGCAATATAAACATAACCGTTATTTCTAACTACGTCACCTGTTCTATAATTTGTTGAGTCTGCCCATTCACCTGTCATTTTATAACCGGTAATTAATAATTCCCAATCGTATAAACCTTGTAAACTTTCACCTTCGTAGAACACACCTGTTACACTAGGAGCACTACCTAAGTTGTTTGTCATTGATGTATATGTATATCCACCATAACGTACAATATCACCTGGTTGGTAACTTGTTGACTGTGACCATTCTGCTTCAAAGCCTAATCCTGGCATCCAAATATCAAATTTGTTTTCGTCAAATGTTGCCAATGACGAATGATACTCTTTACATCTCCAAACAGTTGGACCGTATTTTACTAGGTCTCCAACTTTATATCTTGTTCCTGATGAGTCTCCGTTATCCTGCCAATAGCCTACATATTCAATACCACTTAGTACTATAGTCCATTTAGCTAAATCGTCTTCTAAGCCTAGTGTAGCTGTTGCCGCAGACGTATGACCTTGTGTACATCTATAAATGATAGCACCATATTTTACAACATCGTCTATTTTATATCTTGAGTTAGGTGCCCAATTAATTTTATAGTCATTGCCTTTAAATACAAGCGACCATTTTGATTGGTCTTGTTCAAGTCCAGCTGTAATAGAACTTGATGTATGTTCTTCAATACATTTATAAGCAATAGCGCCATAGCGTATAATGTCACCTACTCTATATCTTTGTAGGGGTGCCCATACTCCATTCCAATCTTCAGTTGTTGCAAATTGTAAAAACTTATTAGTATCTTCAGTAATACCTTCAGCTTGTGTTGTTGCTGATAAGTGTTCTTCAATTACACGATAAACTATACCGTTATATTTTACTAAGTCGTTAACTTTATATCTTGTTTCAACTGTCCAGTTACCTTTCCATTGGTAACCGTCTGCCATTAACAACCATCTTGGTTTTGCCGCAGTTAAGTCTGTGTTAAAACTAGTTTGATCTGATAAGTGACCTTCCATACAAACATAGTTGTTACCACCATGTCTAACAATATCATCTTTGATATATGTTGCACCCGCCAGCCAAACGTTTTTCCAAGTATATCTTATTCGTGCTAGATTAAATTCGGCCATTATCCTGAGTATCCTGTTGGGTTAGTTCCAAACGGTAAATGATCTGGTGATGCATTTTCATCGTATGTATATTTTGTATTAATTCTTAGGACTAGTTCACCTTCGTCATTAACATAATAATAAATGTTTTTTTCGTCCCATCTCATTTGTTCATATACTAAGTTATCAAACACTAGTACATGGTTAGGATTTCTTCCTTCAAAGAAATCTTCTCCAGTTTGGAAGTCAGCAAAGTTGCCGTCTGGTCCACCTGGTCTGTTTAGTTGTATTGCATCTGAAGGACTAGCAACGTCTACCTTAGCAACATACAATGAGCCATCATCGTCTCTACGAAGTGCGTAAAAATATCTATCTCCTGTTTGTCCTGATAAAGGTGCTTGTCCTACATACTGTGTCATTATACAATCTCCACGTAACTTAAAATTACATCAACAGCATCATCTTGGTCTGCTGTTACTACTACTTCATTATTTCCTGGGAGAACTAATTTCTCACCACCGTTAATTGCACGTAACGATGCACTTGGTGCAATCATTACATCTTTAATATAATATCCTAACACACTGGTATCGTCTTTTACTTGAATACTAACTCTAGTATTACCATCTAATAAGTTTGCAATACTCATTCCAATAGCGGTAACTTTACTTGCCGCTGGAACTGTTAGTATTGTGATAGGTTGTGTCCCTACACTTTTTTCTACTTTATTTTTAAAAAACGTTGCCATATCTTATATCTTTATCCCATGCTCAAAACTAATTCTAATGCAATATTTTGTGCGTCTGTTTGCGAAACTGATCCTGAACTACCTGCTACTGAATCCCACTGAGTGCCGTCATAAATTTCTAAACGTCCATCAGTTGTATTCCATCTCATCATACCAATTACTGGACTAGGGTGTCTTTCTGATCCTGTTCCAACTGGTACAACAAATCCGTCTGAGCCTGCAATTTCAAAGAAGCCTGTTCCTGTGCTACTTAACGTTGTTACTGCATCTGTACTAGTGTTATTTATTGTACTTTGACTAATATTAATGTTGTCTATTTGTACACCACCAGTACCGTTTGGTGCTAAAATAAGGTCGGTATTAGCTGTAGTTGTGCTAATTGTTTGTCCGTCGATGCTAATACTGTCAATTTGTAGTTTAGCAACGTTAAATTCTGTTTGTGTAACACTAGCAATTTCAGTTCCACCAGCATAAAAACGTATAGTATCGTCATTTGCACCCGGTGTTAATTCAGCTGTAATATATGTGTCTGCATCTAAATCATAAACACCTGTTAATACTACCCAGTTACCATCGTAACCTTCAAACTTTGAAGTAGTTGTGTTGTAACGTATCATACCTACTGCTGGTACACTTGGTCTTTGTGCAGTTGTACCTGCTGGTATTCTAATAGATCCTGTACCATCAATATCAACAACACCTGTTGACGGTGCAAAAACAATATCGTTTGCTGAACTAATTCTGCTACCTTTAAGTACAAAATCGTCAATGATAACACTACCGTTACCTGCATATCTTAATTCTAAATCAGCATTTGAAACTGTGTTTTGTATAACACCTGTATCAATTTGTATGTCATCAATGTATGCACTTGTAGCGTGTATACTGTTCCACGTTTCAGCTGTAGTTCCTAAGTTGTATGTTGCTGTTTCTGACGGTAATAAATCACTTGTAATACCTGCAACAATGTTGATAGTATCGTTTTCGTCATCACCAATAGTAACATTACCACCAATGGTAATATCACCTGTTGCTGAAACATTCCCTGTTACATCTAAATTCCCTGTAACTTGTGCGTCACCTGTAACGTTTACTTTACCTGTACCGTCTGGAATAATATCTATATCTGCGTTTGAAACTGTTGTACTGATTACATTAGTGTCAAGACGCAAATCGTCAACATCTAATGTTTTTAATGCTGTTACTTTGTCGGAACCAACTGTAGTAAGATTAAGTGTATTTGCAACTGTACTAATTGTGTTGCCATTAATTCTAACATCACCTACATATGCTGTACCTGATGAAATTAAATCTATTGATCTTGCTGTTCCGTTAATGTCTAAATCGTATTGAGGAGTTGCGGTATTGATACCAACTCGAGTGTTGTTAACATCCAGATAAAGTAAATCCGTCTCAAAAGCTAAGTCTACTCCATTACGAAGAAGATTCTGCTTTAAAAGCGGACCAGTAATACGACCTACAGCCACCTTTTTCTCCTAATACGGGGATCCTGTCCCTCCAGCCACCTTACATTGCGGGCTGACCACAGTAATGTCCCACAGCACGGTGAACGGTATCTCTCCTTTCACTGGTCTTGTACTATGTTATATGTATTTATCGATTTTGGAATTAACCGAGTGCTAACGTATAGATAAAGCCTAGTTCTTCCATATACTCGGTGTTAATAGAATCACCTGCACCTGATACGTTTGCCCAGGTGCCGGTATCGCCATCATACGTTTCAAGGTAGTTTAGTGTAGTATTAAAGCGTGTTGCTCCAACATATCCTAGGGGTCTAGAAGCTGTTGATCCATATGGTATTTTTATTCCATATGTACCGTCAAATTTAATATATCCGTATTGTCCTGTTTTAGATAATACTAGATTATTAGTTGCATGTGTGTTAGTAATAGTATTATCTTTGAACTTAAAGTTTGCTGTAATAACACTACCTGTACCATTTGCTGTTAAATTAATAGCATCGTTAGTACCAGCTGAACTAATAGTTCCGTTGTCAATTGTAATACTGTCCTGTGATACAAGTCTATGTGCAGTTAATCCGTCAACACCCATATTAACATTTGTTACACCATTAGTATAAAAATCAAATCTGTTGCTGTTGTCTGCTAACACATAAGTTTGTCTATCTTCACTCCATATACCTTTTAATGGAGTATATGCATTTGAAAATAATTCAAAGAAGTTAGTTGTTGCATTATATCTAACATCTCTGTAAGTATTAGGTCTTTGTGCTTCTGTACCATGTGGAACATTTAATGCACCTGCGGCACTAATACCTATATCTTCTCCACCTGGTTCTATTACTAAATCACCTGATGTAGTTGTAAGTGTGCTACCAGAAAAACGCATATTGTCAATAACAACTGCTCCTGTTCCACTAGCACGTATTATTAAATTGTTACCTGAACTTCTAGTTGTAATTACACCTGTGTCAATTTCAATGTCACCTAATACTGCTTTACCAACAGTAAAATTGTTCCACATCTTAGTAGCACTACCTAAGTTTAATAAGTCTTCAGTTCTTCTAGGAGTTATATCTTGACTAAAGTCTACACTACCAAATGAAAGACTATCACTTGCATCGTCACCAAAGTTAAATGTTCCGCCTGTACTAACATTACCTGCAATAGTAATATTTCCATCGGTGTGCATATTACCTATTTGTACAACACTCTTTAAGAACTGTGTAGTACCTGCACCGTTAGGATCAAATATAATATCGCTGTTTGTAAAACTACTAATTGTGCGTGAATTGAAAGATAACTTTTCAGTATTAATTTCTTCAGCACGAATGTTTGCTTGTGAGTCTAAATTAATATCGCCTACAACTGCTCTAGCACCATTTGTATTAATTTCAATATTGCCGCCAGTTAAGCGTGTTGCATAAGGGTCAATAATTTTAACTTGGCCATTAACTTGTAATAAGTCTGTAGGAGAATCTGTTCTAACACCAATACGAGTGTTGCTAGAACCAATGTGAAGAAGATCAGTTTCAAATTTAAGATCTGATTGTGTACGTACTAAGTTTGATGCTAGTAACGGACCGGATATTCTTGCTATGGCCATTGTGCCCTCCTATACTATATTTATAGGAATTACTTGTCGAAGTTGTGGAATATTGTTACAGGTTTTCCTGTTGGTACTGCGGTTCCAAATACTACATACCATCCTGCGGCATAACCACTTGGATTTTGTTCTAGTACATAGTTAGTTGTAGGTATTTGTAAAACGTTTTCTACCATTACAAGTATGTTTTGTGCGGCCGCTGGTGCTGGGTTATAACTGTCACCGTTATTTAATGGACCAAACTTTGTTTCTGTATCGTCGCCATTACCTGCGGCTTGTACAACAATGTTTGCTGGAGCAAATCTTCTTACAGGTGCCCATGAACTGTTTTCATAATTTTCAAATACGTTAGTTGTAGTATTGTAACGCATCATTCCGTTGGTCGGATTGCCTGGTTGCTGTGCAGTTGTACCAATTGGTACCATTACAGCGTTAGTACTGTCTAATGTAACTAGGCCATTAATATCTCTACGAATATCTTTGTTACCGTAGATGCCTCTAGCATTTGTACTTTGTGCTTTTAAAAAACGCATATTAAACTTCCAAATAACTAACTGTTACACTTAAATTCAAAGGTGCTTGACTTAGTAGTGTAACTGAATCTCCTGCTGATAAGATAACTTTTTCACTATCAAATGTAAAAGTTTCTCCACCTGGTACAGGCATCTCTTTAACAACCATATTAGTACTACTCTTAGGTTGTGATTGCTGTACAAAGTGCAAATCAAAAGAAGTATCATTAGTACCTGCCGCATCGTATGCCGCTGTATTACATACCATAATAGTTGTAATAGCATATGATTTATTTGCTGGTACTGTTAGTACTACTGTATCTGTTGCGCCTATTGTTGCTTGTGCTATTGCCATTTTGCTTCCTTAAAAAATCATACTCAAAAGTAATGATCTATTTTTGCTTACTAATTCATCGTTTACATTACTACTATTTACATAATATATTCCTGTTTTGCCTACTCCTGGAGACTTAACATAAAGTTTTGCTCCATCTGTTGGTGCTGAAGGATCAATACTAGCATCATCTGAACTAGGTGTTGTTAGTATATGTAATTGGTCGTCTACAACAACTGAGCCTGTTCCAGGTGCTGATAAAACAAGATCTGCACTACTTACTGTAGTTTCAATCATTGAACCGGTAATTCTTAAATCGTGTAATTCTGTTCTATTGTTGAAGTATGTAACATTGTTAATACCATCAACTGTAATTTTAAAGTTACTTGCTAAGCCGTTGTCTTCAAAGTCTGAAACAACAATCTCTGTAAGACTAGCACTACCTGTTCTTAGTCTTTTAAAGTTTGCCGCGGCAACCTGTGTTGCAACAGCGCCGTCAACATACGCTTTGTTTGGAATGTCATCGTCGTCTGTAACTTGGTCTTCGTAATTATTTGTACCACTAACACTAACAACACCTGTACCTGCATTGATTAAAAATAAATCTCCGCCGCCTGTTGCAATACTTCTAACGTTTAATCCAATGTTACCACCAGCTTCGTCTATTAGTGTAAATGCACCTGTTTTGATTGTTTGTGTTACTGGATCATTCCACGAAATACTTTCGTCGAATAAAAATTGTGTATCAGGTAAGCTACCTCTTTCAACTCTAAAACCAGATTGATTAAGTGTAACGCCTGCTCCTGTTTCGCCAGCATTAAGAACAATAATGTTATCGTCAATATTTAAATCGGCACTGGTAACGTTTGTCTGTGATCCATTAACAACTAAATTACCTGTTAGGTATAGCTGTCCTATTTGGTTACCGGTATCAATAGTAAGCGTTCCACCACTTGCTACCTTTAACGTATAATCACCATCTGTTACTAATTGTCTCATTTATAATTCCCTAGAGCAAACAATGTAGGGGATTGCTCCCCTACACTATTAATTCATTATGCGTCTTCTGTTAGATCGTCGTCGTCTGTACCAGTTAATGTGTTATCATCACCAGCTTCTTCCATTCTAACTGTACCAGATGCCGCGGCACCAGTTAACGCCCACTTAAGGCTTTCACCGTCTAGTGCGTTAGCACCAGTTGCACTTGGTTGTGCTAAAACAACTTTACGTCCTGTAATTTTTGCAACACCGTAAGTTTCGTTGTCATCACCTTGTACTGAAATTGACATTTCACCTGCCGCTAGTGCCGCTGGTAATTTGCCAGTTGTTAGTGTACAATCAAAAGTTCCTGCTGTTTCAATTTCTTCACAACGGAATTTTTTTGAACCTAGTTGTTTAACGATGTAACCTTCTTTAACGGCTGTGCCATTATGAAAGTTTACTTTGATCTCTGTACTTCCAGCTGTCGGCCCTGTGCCTTCTACGCCAAAGTATTTTTTGTTTATTGGTCTTCCCATTTGTTTTCTCCTATAAAAAGTAGTCCTATCCGGGTTCTATCCGGTACGCTGTGGGTTAAACAGCATAAGTCCGCCTTGCGGCACACTATTTGACACAAGTATTTATCTGTTTAATCAATTCGAACAGTTAACGAAATGAAATCTCTTACAAAGTCAAATTGTGTTTCTAGTACTTCGAACAGTTGGCCGCTTAGACTTGTTTTAACTAGGCTGTAGCTGTTCTTTCCTATGTTGCTATAGTATTGCTTATCTAAACCGTATCGACGCCCGTAAGACGGAAATACGCTTGTTACAAATAGACATGTGTCGCCTAATTCTTTAGCTGTTAATCTATAAGGTTGTTTTAGTGCAAGGTAAGATTGAGCAAAGCTCTCAACGGGAATAATATTTGGTTTATCTATTTTGGATGCAAGAAGCATTACCACATACGCTTCGACTTCTACAGGAAGTTCGTAACCTGTAGTTGACTGTGTCTCTTGGACAAGGTCGTAAAAGACTGTTGTGTATTCGTCCTTCATACTAATATTTAGCAGGAAATTTGGCCACAAAAAAAACTGCGTTAAGCAGTCAATGTTTACAAGTTGTTATATGTATTTAGCAGGTCGGCGAAAAAGGTGCTTATAATAGGTCTTTTTGCGAGTCTAAATTTAATATAGCAAAATAGGTAGGACTTGGTTACACCTACAAGCACGTACCCGAATACCATTCTAATACGTACAACCTAACCCCGCTAGTGACTGCGATGTGATACTGCGTATTTCTACTACAGCACCTGGGTACCACCCCTGGCTAGTCAAGTTCGACCCTTCTGGTAAAGGCCTCTTCCTTGCACTATAAACAAAAGCTAATTACTCTTTTGTTGCTATATTAATAATATAACATTGTTATTAACAAAGAGCAATCACTTTGTTTACCAAAATATATAAAATGGAATTTTAGTCATAAAAAAAGGGCGAACAATTAAGTCCGCCCTTTCTAGTACTTCTAATTAAGACTATGTCTTAAGAGAATGTTACACCTGCGATAGTAACTGTACCTAAGTAGTCTGCCGCGTTACCTAGAGACGATGCTGTGTTTGATAACTCAACATATCCGTATCTAGTCATGAAGCTTACTACTGGCTCAAAGCTCTCAGGATCTAACACTACGCCACTGCTCATTAATGGAATGTATGGGCAGTAGAACGCTGGTGCGTCTGACTCTGAAGAACCTTTGTAACCAACTAGTACTGCTGTGTTATCAGCCGCATATGAATCAACATATACTTTCATAGCACTATTCAAAGTACCAACCATTTTAGTATTAGTTGGAGCTTCGAAAGAACCTTCAGTTGTTCTTGCGAACGCTGAAGTTGTTGCTGACTGAAGTACAGTTAATGCATGTGGCGATACCACTGCGTAGTTACCAGCACCACGTCTAGTACGCTGAGCGATAGTGTTTGCAACACGGTTGATCATTACAGCTAAAGCCGCATGTTCGTCACCTACGAATGTTGCAGTACCGCTTACAGCAGTCTGGTCGTATGCTTGTTGGTTTGTAGCACCTGCTAAAGCACGTAAAGAAGCTAATACTTCTTGATCGATCTCTGCAGTAATTTCTTGGGCTAATGCCGCCATAATTTCTGCTTCAATATCGATACCTTGCTGTGCTTGAGCATCTTGAGCCGCTTCAAAAGTCCATCTAGCTGATAGCTTTCTGGTTTTTGCTTCGACAGTTTGCTTTAAGATCTGGATTGATAATCTCTTACCAGCCGCACCTTCAAGAGCCGCTGTTGCAGATCCTTTTGGTGTTGCATCTGTAGCATTACCTGAGTAAGCTGATGCGATCTTAAATGGTGATAGTGCTTCTTCACCTACTTCGTTACCATCAGATGAATCTGAGTAACGTACTCTTAATGTGTGGATTTGACCCACTGGACCTGTCATAGGCTGTACACCGACTAATTCGTTGGCGATTACAGTTGGCATGACACGTCTGATTACTGGTAGGATAACTCTATTTAGAGTTGCAACATTACCGGCGCTTGTAGAACCAGCTGTAGCAGTCTCATTCAACCACTTGCGTGTGTTTTCAAGAGTGCTTGCCATTGTTGCTTTTTTATTGCCTGAAAGGCCTTCTAAAAGTGCAACTTTGGTATCCTGCCAGCGACTTTCTAGTAGTTCTGACATTATTTTCTCCTTATTTCAATCCTGCAAGTCGTCTAATGTCAACAATATTATTTGTTGATTCGACGCTTACACTACTAACGTTAGTTTTTCTATTGCCTGTGATTTCTTTTGCCTCTGACTCTGTCAATTTCGCCTTCTTCTTCTCCGGAGTCTTCCCGTCAATAACGGCAGTAATGTACTTGTCAAACGCACCTTTCAGTTTGTCTGTTTGTACACTTTCCAGTAAGTCATTCATAATCTCACGTTGATCCTTGCTCAAAGGACCAGTTAACTCGTGCATTACTTCTTTTCTCTTAGTCGCTTCAACTAATTTAGCAATCTCTGCTTCTTTAGTTTCAATAATTTTCGACTTTTCAACAACATCTGCTTTAGCTTCTTCAACTGTTTTGTCTTTCAACGCAACAACTTTCATTAGCTTAGATGTTTCTGATTTTTCATTTAAGTATGAGTTAGTATACTCACCTGCAAATGTTTCGAAAATCTTGCGACCAAAATCGTTTTTACGTGCTGAATCAATATCTTCTTTCAGTGCAGTAATTTCCTTTTTAAGGCCTTTACTTACTGTTTCAGTTACTAGTTCTGCACTTCTCTTAACAAAGTTAGCTTTAACTTTTGCTAAGTGATCTTTAGCTTCACGTACTAAACGTACTTTTGTTTCTGCTAAGTCTTTCTTATCTTGATGGAACTCTGCAATTTCTTTTGACAAAGCTTCTACTACAAATTCTTCAAGAGCACCAAATTTCTCTGATACAACTTTTTGATCTTCATGTAGTTCTCCAACTTCCTTTTTAAGCTGATCAAATACAAAGCCTTTTAGCATACCTGCGTTTTCACGCATTGCAACAGCGTATTTTGCTCTTGCTTCTGCTAATGCTTTTCTATCTTCAGCAAATTCGGAAATTTCTTCACTTAGTTTATCGTTGACTAATGCATCAACAGCTTCTACCATTTGAGCCTTATCATGCTCATATTTTGAAGCAAACTCTTCGCGAAGTTCAGCAGTGACAGTAAGTTTATTTTCATTAACTTGCTTGTCCCATGCTTCTTGGATGTCAGCTTTAATCTCTTCAGAAAGAACATTGTTTTCAAAAAGTGATTTTAGTGCTTCCAACATTATGGTCTCCTATTACCTTAGACCCTTGATGATATTCACCAAAGATTCTTTTAAATATTTTTGTGCCTTCGCGTCGCCTTGGACTTCTCTTGCTAATTCTAATGCCTTGTACCCCCCACGGGCGTTTATTAAATGCTCATATATTGGGGTTGGGTATGCACCCGGAGCACTTGGCTGTGCTACAACATCAACTGTAATAATCTCGTAGTCACTTACTTCGCCGGCACCGTCTTCACTTACGTTGCCTGACCCACGCGATGAAACACCTAGTTTAACTCCGCTTTCCAGCATTGTTTGAACTAGTTGTCCCATTGGCGTCGGTAATACTTTTAACTTTCCATAACCGTTTGGTCCATCCATCCACATATCTGTGATCATATGGCTTACACGGTCTAAGTTAATGTTAAGTCCTTCTGGGTGATCAACTTCTCCAAGAACACTATATCCTCCAGTGATTTGATCGTTGAGAGTTTTGACAGCTCTACCTATCTCAGTAACAGGGTAAACTCGCTGGTTTGCGTTTTTTACACCGCCCTGGATACAAATACCTTTAAGATAAAGATCTTTGCCTCCATTCTTGTTTTCAGTAGTCTCGACAACCATACCTGCTTGGTCGAATGTCAATGTCTCAGTTAAATTAAACACCTATAAGTTCCTTAACTATTATGAACCTGAGATAGTACTTTTACTATCAGTTCCACTTTCGCCTGCGCCTTTTTTCTCAGCGCCGTGGCCTTTTGAGTTAGCACTCATTGACTTTGAAGCTTTTCCGCCTGGTACGTTAACGTTCCCTGCGTTATCTTCTTTAGCCGAGTCAGCTTTTCCACCAGTTTCTTCACCACCTTGGTTTAGATTTCCGGCTTCACCGCCCATGTCGTTAGCACTAGCTACTGGAGATTTGGTGTTGTCACCGTTGTCGCCCATATTAGCTGTTACTTTTTCAACATACTCACGCATTTCAGTGTTGGCATCTTTTTTGCCTTCAAATGCTGGTGCTACTTCAAGATCGGCTTCTGGAGCAATAGCTTCATCTGCCTCATCGTCATCACCTTCTTCGTCTCCAGCGTCCATATCCATTTCTGGTTCTGCATCGCCTTCATCGTCACCTTCTTTGTCGCTCATCATAGCGTCAAATTCAGCTTTTAGGTCATCGAATGTATCTTCCAAATCAGTGACTCTGTCTTCAATGTCTTCGTCATCTTCTTTGTCACCTTCTTCGCTGTCTGCGGCAATATCTGCCATCATGTCATCAGCGGCATCGCCACCCATTTCACCTTCAGCTTCTGGTGTAATTTCGTCTACAAAGTTTTCGTCAACTTCTTCGTCTGAAGCTTCGTCTACTTCTTCATCAGTTGCTTCGTCTACTTCTTCGTCAGTAGCTTCGTCAACTTCTTCGTCAGTTGCTTCGTTAGTTTCTTCGTCGTTGCTTGACTCATCAACTTCTTCGTCAGTAGTTTCATCTACTTCTTCGTCTGTTGCTTCGTCTACTTCAACTTCTTCTACGTCATCTTTTAATAAGTTTTCATAGATATCGCGTGATTTCTCAACTACGATTTCGTGGAACAATTCTTCTGCTCCCGCTTTGTCTTCAGCAATTAGCTTTTCAAGCATTGCTTCAAATTTATTTTGATTAGCCATTTTTTATCTCCTCCTGTTGTTTAGATACGATAAGCTGTCAGTTGTATTTATGGAAAATGATTAAAAGGGTGGTTAAACCGGTCAAAACGAGCCGATTTTACATTAAGATTGTAAATTCACGAATTTTTCAGTGAATTGAGCTACTGTAATATGGGATAAGTTACCTAAGGGTCTTAAATTGTCTGGGCAGTAATCATCCTCGTTCTCTACTACACGTATATATCTCTTTCCAACATTTTTTTGAATTACTATTCCTGTTTGCCTACTCCAGTTACCGTGATATGTTGCTACTTCTTCGCTTCTTTTGTAATTTTGTGTGTTTGCGTACAGATTATTAATTTTGCCTTCAATACCTTCATAGTCAAAGCCTAGTATGTATATTTCGCTGTGTTGGTGATCTGCACCATAAGATGCTAGCCACAATGCTGTAGGACCACTTGACCAACCTAAAGGGTCAGCAAAGTAGTTAAAGCAATGAAATTTTTCGTATAATTTGTTTGGGTTAGTCCACACATTATTATGATGTTGGTACTTTGAATTGTTAATTTCAGTAACCATCTTAGTATCTACAGCAACAAGATAGTCAGGCCTTAAGCCTGATCTGTAAACAGCGTTACAGGCATATAATGTTCCGTGTGCTTTAAGTGGTTCTAGGGGAATAGGTTTTCTTGACGTGCCGTTACCAATAACAAATGCTATTGACATTTTTAAACAGCCTGTTCTGCATTCGCGGCAAGTCCATACATTTGTCTTACGAAATGTAATTCCTTGTCCTGCTCCTCTTTGTGCAAATCAGATGCTTTACGCATTTTGTTTATCTGACGTAGTGTTAAGCGTGTCTTACGTGTGTCGTCACGTTTCATAATTGAATCATCAGACTGTGGATCGTAAGAGTTATTCTCAACTGGCTCCAAAGTTTCTTTATCAAAATAAAATAGTTCACGTAGTATCATGTTAATATTTATCCTTCAGCGCCTGGTATAGGTGCATCATCACCTGTTACTGTTTCTGGTGGTGTACCTGCTCCGCCATCTTCTGGTGCCGGTGCGTCTGGATCAACTGCTTCATCTTCCATTCCGCTAAGGTCTGCACTCATGCCTGCGGCACTAACACCTGCTCCACGCATTTCGCCTGCGGCGTCTGTTGGAACTGGAGTTAAGTTTTCATCATTTTCTTCACGCCAGAACTTTTCGTTCTCTGCAACTTCTTCTGCACTTAGTCCTAAGAAACGTTTAAGTGCAAATCTATTTGACACATAAGGTATAGCCGCCATTTGAGTAAATGTTCCAACTCTTGCATTGTCAAGTTCTGATTGTCTGTAACTTGCAAAGTTTTGTGGTGGTTGCATCCTTAGGTCAAACATTGCTGTGTCAATGTTAATACCTTTTTCTAATAGGTAGCGTTTAAAGTCTTGATTAAATTGTTCTGTTAAAAGTCCTTGTAGTCTTTCGCAATAGGTGTTAAAGCGTAACTCTTGAATGTACGCAGTACCCACTCGCCCATCTTGGAATGCACTAGCACCATCGTCAGGCCCTGTAGGAAGATAAGAACTAGGAATACGCAAACCGCGTACCAGCTTATTAGTAAAATATCTAAGGTCATCAATCTCTCCTAAGTTTGTACCACCTGGTAGTGTTTCAACTTTAGATCCACGTCCTTCAGCAGTTTGTGGGAAGAAGTAATCTTCGTTAATTGATAAAGGATTGTATGAACTGTCTATAACATTCGCTCCTCCACCTGTGCTACTTGGAATACGTCTTTGGTGTATATCTGTTTTTACACGTTCAACAAATTGCATTGCCAAGTGTGATGGCATATTACCTACGTCAACGTAAAATACTCTACGCTCTGGTGCTCTTTGCACTCTGTAAATAATAATAGCATCTTCTAATAATTCTTTTTGTTTGTATACTTTAAATATACTTTCTAACAAGCTGTTACCAAATGGGAAGTTATTATCTAACCCTTCTGATAAACTTAGGTGTACAATGTGTTCTGCATCAACTGCAAACTCTGATTCACCTTTTGCAAAACGTCCACCTTGCAATGCTTGGTTAGGTGCACCTGTCATTCCACGTGAACCACCAGTCATGTAACCTTCGCCACCACCTGTAACATTACCGTTTGTTTGTAATGGAGTAGTTGCTACGCTTGAAACAAAGTTTAAGTTTACATTTTTAATAACATACTGCTCAGGCTTTTTGCCTTCTGATTCGTTAACAATAATCTTTGTAACGTTTGCAGGATCAATGTAATGCCATTTTTTAGTTTCTGGATCTCTAATAAAAAATGCATCGCCATACTTAAAAGTATTACGTAAAATACGAAACATTTTTGTTTCAAAGTTTTGTACTTTACACCACTGTTGTAAGTATAGTTTAAGTGTCTGTACTTCTGTATTAGTTGCATCTGATTTGAAGTCCATTAAGAACGGACTTCTGTTTGAAGTATTTTTTTGAGTTGTAAATTCTGCTAAAATGTCTAATGCCGCATTTACTTCACTATCGTTGTCCATAGTGTTGTATTGTCCGTATCTTTCAACACGATTTGGAGAACCTACATATACATCTGGCAAGTAACTTGAGTAGTTAGCTTGGGCAGGACCCATACCTTGGTTAGTACTTCCGCCAAGTGGGCTATAACTGCCGTCTTGGGCAGAACCTGTTGGAACTGGCGTAAAATAACGTTTCCAGCTCATTATGCCGCTCCTGATATTGCGTTTGTCATAGCTTTTCCACCTTTAGTTTGTTTTTTGAGTTCTTCTAACATAAGTGCGTTAGTACTATTTAACGAAACTAGCATTGAAGAGGTCTTATCTTGACTCTCATTATTTACATTTAACACTTTGGTAAACGATGCTTTGGTTTCAGCATCCATATTTTTGTATTCTTCGTTGTATTGTCCAATTTGTTTAATCAATTCTTTTAAATTTTTAGTTACTTGTTTAAGGTTAGCACCGTCCATAGCGTCAACGTATGCCGCAATGCCTTGTAAACCATCTCCAATACCTTGAAGTCCAGCGGCATCAATATTAGCAAACGCTTCAAGATCTTTTGCCATATCTTTCATTCCGCCATCATTGCCAAACAATCCGCCAATGAATTTACTAAAGCTATCCATAATACCGTCACCGGTAAATGCCGCAATACCTGCTTGTAAACTAGTTAATGCAGGACCCATGTCCTTCATTGATTTAGAATCAATACCTTCAAACGATTTAACGCCTGCGGCAATTTTTTCTAATACGCCTTCACTCATAAACGATGCAACAACACCGCCTTTAGCAAGACCCATAATATTATCTGTAAGTGGTTTTAATGCTCCACCAACGTCACCTAATTTTTCTGAATCAAGGTCTTCAAACTTTTTCAATCCAACTGCAACATTGTCAACAGATGTGGTGATTGAATCTATCAACGCCGCAATTCCAAATCCTGCTACACCTACTCCAGCAAACGCAACTCCAATTGCCGCAATGCCCGGAGACGCTAATGCTAACGGAGCCGCCATAGCCGCAACAGCCGCTGTGAATCCAATTAATACAGCCGCGGCACCAATACCGCCCCACACTAATGCTTTACCCCACGATTCAAATTTTTCAATTATTGGGCCTAATGATTCAAACAATCCTCCCATTAGTCCACTTGATTTTGAACCTGCATTTTTATTATGCTCTGGATGCCCTGGAGGTGGACCTGTATCAGCACCAAATAATGTTTTGATAGGATTAATAAGATACTTGGTTACTAGTTCACCAATGCTTAACTTGCCCCAATCATTTTTAAAGTCTTCAACCATTGTACCAAGGTTGTCAAACAATGTTCCTAGTCTATCAACAAATCCTTGTATAGATGCTTGTGTTTCATCTTTTTGGAACCATGCTGTAAGGTCTGACATCACTGTTTGCAGTTTGTCAAATATACCTGAGTCAAGTAATTTAACTAAGATAGTGCTACGTATCTTTTCAATCATACTATCAAAGTCAGTAAGTGTTTTATCTTTGGCCGCAATAGCATCTAATTGTTTTTGTTCTGCTTCACTAAGTAGTCCACCAACTTCACTCATTTTTGCTAGTTGTAATACAGCATCATATGTAGTATCACCTAATGCTTGTGCTTGTGCAATTACAAATGCATTTTTCTTAACAAACTCTTGTGCTTGTGTTACTTGGTCATTTGTTTGTGCCGCAAACTCATCTGCTGATATAGAACCATCTCTCAATCCTTTTGCCATCTCAGCAAACTGTGGATTAGTTCGTATCAAACTCTTTGCAAAATCACTTAATGGAACACCGTTAGTTGCAATCAATTCTTTTAATGCTTCTTCCATCTCTGGACTTGCACCTTTGATCATTGCTAAACTAGCATTCATCTGTTCTTTAACTCCATCGTCCATAGTCATGAACAATGCTTGTAATCTCTTATCAGTACTTTGACCTTTTAATTCTTCCGCGGCTTGCTTTCTAGTCATACCTGTAATTTTAGCAAGTGCATCTAGTTGCATAATATATGCTGTAGTGCCTGCGGCAAGACTTCTATCGGACCGGTCTTTCATTCTTCCTTGAATTCTTTGTAAGTCAATATAGTCAGCTGTAAACTCAGTTACATCTTCCATTGTCATACCTAGTTTAGAAAAGTCTGTTTGTGATCTTTGTACAATCGCTGAGATTTTACTAAACCTGTCAGCACCTTTAGTTGCACCACCAAATGCTACTGCTAACATCTGTGAATTTTCTTGTATTGTGCCTGCTAAGGTAGCCATGTTTAATCCTGCTTCAGCGGCACGTCTTTGCATTGCAAACATACTATCACCAAAGTCAATACCTGCTCCAGACAATGATCTGTACATGTCAATTTGATTATCAAGTATATTCAGCATTGTTTGGCCAAACTGACCAATCACGCCACCTACAATAGGAAATTTTTGTATTAGTCCTGTAACATGCTGTCCGAAATCACTCATTCGGTTGCCGCCAGCAATTAGTTCTTTACCAAGACCACCAAATGTTTGGATAGTATTACCTATTCCGCTGAATAGTCCTAATGAGTATCTATCAAATGCTTTGGCAGTATTTCTAACTCGTTCTGAAAGTTTCTTCTGTGCTTTAGTTGCTTCTTTCTTAGCTTCAGTACCTTCTGCTGTAGCCTTGTTATCTGCTTTAGATATAGTAACGCCTTTGGTTTTGACAGCATTTGCCATTTTTTCAGTGGCCGCACCTCCGCCCTTGGAGCCTTTTTCCATTAGTGCGACTAGACGTTGTAGAGTAGCTTCACTAGCCGCATTGCTAGTAACTCCATCCATTCCACCGCCTCTGTATGTGACTTCTGCCATTTATTAAGTACCTATATAACTCAGATTCATAAATATACTATATGAACACTTATTATTTATCCGGAGATAAACCATGCCAGAAATAGAGAGAAGCGGAGCCAATCCGTTACAGAAATATTTTAGGCAACCAAAAATCTACATTAAGTTGCCAAGCAACGGCAAATGGTATCCTAATGGAAGTTTGGAAGTAACAGACAATATGGAATTTCCTGTTTATGCAATGACGGCAAGAGATGAACTTATGTTTAAAACTCCTGATGCATTACTTAACGGGCAGTCTACAGTTGATGTTATTCAAAGCTGTGTACCTAGTATCAAAAACGCTTGGGACGTACCAACGCTTGATATTGACACACTATTGGTTGCTATTAGAATTGCCACATACGGGGAGAAATTAGAATTAACTTCTAAGATCCCAAATACAAAACTAGAACGTAAATTTGATCTAGACTTAAGAGTAGTACTTGACAAGTTTCAAAATGTTTCGTTTGAAGATATAATTACAATAGATGATCTTACTCTTACAATAAGACCACAAACGTACCGTGAGTTTACAAAAGTTGCAACTAAAACTTTTGAAGAACAGCGTATTGCTTCAGTTATACAAGAAGATGATATGACAGAAGAGCAAAAATTAGAAATCTTTAATCAAGCGTTTATGCGTTTAACAGGTATCACAATTGATATGGTACAACAAGGCATTGTATCAATCCAAACTGGTGATCAAATTGTAACTGACAAATTACATATTCAACAGTTTATACAAAACGCAGACAAGAAGTTTTATTCTTCTGTTGTTGACAGTATGGAAGCTCAAAAGAAAAAGTTTACTTTAGAGCCAATCACAGTTGATGCAACAGACGAAGAAAAAGAAGCCGGTGCTCCTGCTAAATGGGATATGCCAGTTGCGTTTGATCAATCAAATTTTTTCGTATAAGGATAGCTTCTAAGTCTCTAGAGGATATCCTAAGATTAGTCGACGACCTAGAAAACGAGACAAAGAACATCAAGATGGAACTTGCCCGATTGGTCTGGTACATGCGTGGTGGGATTAGTCTTGAAGAAATATATCAAGTAGGTCCTGAAGATAGAGAGATATTTTCTAAACTAATTAAAGAAAATCTTGAAACTGCTAAAAAGACTGGACAACCGTTCTGGTAAGATCTAGCAGATAACCAAATAAAATATAACCCACGAAACTAAAACACCTTTAGCGAAAGCTGTCCACATCATTTGATAGTTAGATAGATTTGCACATCTTTGAAAAGATGTAATATGTTTTTCGTGCCAGTCAATTATTGTTTTATAATACTGTTTCATTTTGCAATTAACATTTGTCGTACTTGTTTCTGCACGCCTGCTTTTGCAATCCTATTTGCTAAATCTGATAAGTCAACCGTGCTACCTTGCGATGTAGTACTGCCACCTGCTAGGTCTCGTTTAATACTGTCTGTGTTTGCACCAGACTGTTTAATTTTTTGTGCTAGTGTTTTAACATTGCTCTGTGTAGGTGTAGCTGTGTTGCTACCCGGTTTTTTAGGCGTTGTTGGTTTACTAGATGGTTCTTGTTTGCCTGGTTTAGTTGGAGCGCCTTTAGTATTTGTACTGTCTAAATTCTTTGCACCTGTATCTGTAGGCTCAGCTTTAGCTGGTTCTGCTGGTGCTTTAGTTGGTTTAGCTGGTGTTTGTGTGTCTTTTGTATTATCACTTGCTGTTGACGCTTGTGTTGCGTCTGCGGCACCGTCTGTGCTTGGTTTAGCTTCGTCTGGACTAATAGGTGCTTGTGTTGATCCTGCAATACTGCTTATTTGATCATTAGTTAACCCTGCACCTGATAATATATTTACAATGCTACCGGAATCAGTTGGTTCACCCATCTTCTTCCAATCTTTATTAAGTTTGTTAGCAGTAACTTTGTTACTTACATCTTTAGCACCTTGCTTAACTGCACCAACTGCACTTTTAGCACCTTGCTTAACTGCTCCTGCGGCCTTACTTGCAACTTTGCCTGCGCCACGTTTTAATTTAGCACCTAGTGAGTTAGGATTGTCTAATGGTAGTTCTTGTTGTACCGGATCTGCTTCTTGTAAGTATTCGTTAAATGCATCATCGTAATCAATTGATTCTGCTTTGTCGCCTACTGCTCCAAAGTCAGAAAGTTTTTGACTCTTGTCAAAGTTTTTGTCTACTGGTGTTGCATCACTTCCGCCTTTGAGATCTAATTCAAGTTGTTCTTTCTCTTCAGGTGGAATAGGTTTTGAATTTTGTGCATCTTTAGCAGTATCATCAACTGTTTGCATTGCACCTTGTGCCGCCGCCGCTACTGCTCCGCCTAGTTCTGTTAAGTTGTCAAGAATTACATCACCACTTTCAGCAGTTGCTACAAGTTCTTGTAACTGATCCATAGTTAAAGCATCTCTTGGAACTTGTTTTAGTGCGTCCCATACCGCTGTTAGGTCTTTTGCATTTTCTGATCTAACCAAATTAGCCATAAAGTCATGAAACTCACCAAACGCTTTATAGTGTTCAGGACTAAAGTCTTTGGCTCCGTCAACCGCGGCTTCTAATGCTGTGTACTGTGCCATCATATCGCCTGGAATAACTGTGTCGTAGCTGTAGTTAAATGCGTTAAGGCTTCCGTCAATCTTCATTCTTACTGCACCATCAAGTGCATTAACGTCTACACCCAAGTCTGCAAACACAGCTTCTTTGGCAGTTGCAAAGTTTTCTGATTTCATTGCCGCTTCCATAGCATTGAGTTCTGATACTTGTGCAGTTGCAATGTTGTCAACAATCTCGCTTGAAATATATTTGAATGTTGCACCAGCAAGAGCACCATATGCCGCTGTTTTAAGTGACTTACCAACTGCGCCTGAAAGTTTTTCACCTTGTAATAAATCTTTTGTTGAACGTAGTACTAAACCTGCGGCCGCACCACCTAATGGTCCGCCTGCAAATGCCGCAACAGTTGTTAATATACCTACTGCTAAACTTGCCTTGCCAGGATTTGCTTTTGCCCAATCACTAACTACTTTTACACCTGCAACAACTTTACTGTCGCCTGTTCCAATTTTCTTTTTAAGTTCTTCAAACTTTGCATCAGCATTTTTAATTGGTCCTGCGTTCTGTGCTAGTTTGCCCAGTTCATTAATCTTTGCATCAACTTTTTTAGCTAGGTCAACGGGTAATTTAGCCGCCGCTCCAACTGCCGAACCTGCTTTACCAAGTGCAGTTTTATTATCTCCACTGGCCATTGCTGTTTCTTCAGCGCCTTTAAAGATTGCTTGTATTTGATCTGGTGTTAATTCTGCTTCTGCTAATTTTGCATACGACTCAACTAGTGGCCAAAGCTCTAATTCAAAACGTGTTAAGTAATTTTGTTGTGCTTCGTTAAGATCTTGCCAACCCTCATTTAAAATTGTTTGGGTTTTGCTTGTGATTACTTCGTTGAGTTTCATCTAATGATCCTTATAGTAATTTCGCTAGTTCTGCTTTGTCCTGTGGACTTAGTGCATCAATTTCTTTCTGCAAATCAGCTGGTATACCACCTTGGGCACTTGCTGATCCAAACTTATCACCTAAACTAGCTGGACTACTTGCAGTTGCCGCCTGGCCTGCTTGACCTTTAAACGAATCCTGTGCAATTCCTTGTAACAAATCGTCTACTTGTTTAGGAGTCATTTGCCCTTGTACACCCTGCATACGCTTTGTTGGAAGTTTTTGTTTTTGTAGGAAGTCCATAACTTGATCTGCTGTTGGTTGTTTTGGATTACCACCAGTTTGACCCATATAGCCTCTGTATTGTGTGAATATTTCTTTTGCTCTGGCGTTTTGGTCTACTTTACCGGTCATGCCAGCCGCTGTGCCTTTAGCGCCAACGGCGCCTGCAACTTTTGCGCCAGCTTTTCTTGCTAGGTTCCCTATAGCACTTCCGCCAGGAGCTTCAGATACTGTTGTTTCTGTAACTATTTGTGTGATTTTCATAGTAAACTCCTTTGTATAATATATTTATACTTAATTAGTCCCAAACTCTCATTAAATATTCGATATGGTTACACATTATACTATAATGTCTAACGGTAAAGAGGTAGCTAGGCTTAATAGCATGGAAGAAGCGACCCAAGCCGTTGAGATGTTCCGTATGCAGTCCCCACACAGTGATTTTGATATAGAGATAATCGAAGTTAGTAGTGTCAAGCCTGGATTCGGACGTGATCCTGATCTACATTAGAGTTACGATCTGAATTGTTCCAAGTGTTTGCGTGGATTCGTTGTTCGATAGTTATGAATTGTTTAGAACAAGTACTTCGTACTTGTTGTTTTTCGCTGTCGCTCAAACACTTATATCTTTTAATATTATAAAGAAGTAATAATATGAATATAAGTGCGAAGCACTTTAGCATTATCTAGATAGTTGAGCCACAATTCGCCCGTTGCCGGACGAATTAAAAAAAATGACTACTCCTACATTATCTGAGTGAGCATCGCCACAATCTATTAAAGAAGATTGTAATATAATTACACGGAGGCGGCGTACCGCATACCCCCTACTTCAGCATTCGCATAATACGCGGAAAGCAGTTAATCCCTAATAGTCGAAATCACTTACTCTGTGGTTGCTTTTTCTCAGAGCCACAATCTTTTATACCTAAGTTAGTATTGTCCTTGCAACACACTAGATCCACCGGTGGATTTCCCACAAGTTCATAGCGAGTCGAGCTACCTCGACCAAACAATGTTGCTATGTTTGCCTATAATTTGCGTAATTCTTCTTTTAGAATTTTAGAACCGCCAACCCGTACATTAATAATTCCGTTATAATACTCGTCTGTTTCTAGTACTCTACGGTCAAACTGTTCTTTAGCCTCTAAGTAACTTGCTAAGCCTCTGCTTTTGCAGTAATATAATATTTCTCTGGTGAATTTCTTTGGGCCTAATTCTTCAACGTCTCTTAATAAGTTATCACTGGAGCCCCAATAGTCTCTCCAATCTGATTCTTTAGTTCCACGCCTTTTGTTTTTTCTGCCTTTGAGTGGTGGCTTAGTTGTCTTAAACTTAGCTAGTTTCTTGCCTACGTACTTACGATTATCAGTGATGTTAGTGATTAGATAAACAAATGCTTCGCAATCCTCTGGAAGTTCGTCTATTTTCTTACCTTTATAAGTCCACTGCATGAACTTACTTACATTGTGCCTATGTATCTTGTCCTTGATTCTGGTTCTTCTTGTTAGATGTGAAGTCGTCCATGATTTCTACTCTGCGTGTAGAACACAAACGACGAATTTCGCTTAACCACCTACGTGCTTCACGTTTAGTACGTTCGCTTTTGCGAATTTCAAACGCTTCATTGGCTTTATAGTATTGCATATAAGCCTTTGTAAGTAGATCATGCGTATCGTCTGTCATTATTGTATTTCTATATCGTTGTCATAACTAGTAAAGCCGTTTTCTTTTATAACTTTAAGTACATTTGTAACTCTACCCATTAGTTCGTCTTTGTGTGAAATTAGGTATACGTTTTTACCACGCTCTCTAGCCATTTTCTTAAGAATACTAATAGAACTTTCAACACCTGCTGTGTCCATACCACTATCAATAAGCTCATCAATGAATAGTAAGTTAATGTTCTGATATAAACTTTCCCATACATCACGGAACGACCAACTCATACCAAGTATAAGTCTATTACGTTCACCTCTACTCAAGTTATCAAAGTCTAAGTCCTGTCCTAGTTGTTGTATTTCAACTGTTAGGTCATTTTTAAACACTACAGTATGTGGTAAACCTATTTTGTCTAAGTAATATGTAAGCCTGTTGTTTAAGTATGCTAAGTTTTGTTCAATAATCTTCTTACGAATAAAACTATCTTTGTTTGTCAATAGTTTTAACAAGAACTCTTGATGATCTTTGTAGCTGGTTAACTCGTTTACTACATTCCAATTAATTTCTTGTATAGCACTATTGTTTAATTCGTCAATTTGTGTTTGATAAGGATCAGTTTCATCTTGTTTATTTGCCAATGCTGTCTTTAAACTGTCAACATTCTGTCTATGCTCGTATGCTTCTTTTGCAGTTTCATAAAACACAGTAGGTTTACCATTGATG